GGCATCTTTTACTTCCTCCAATTGGGGTTTGTAGGGATATAGATTCACTATACCCCTACCACCCTCATCATATTGTTCGAACGAATTTAACAGTTAAATCTTTTGCATTCTTCGCTTGTAATTTAACAGAAGTATGATTACTTAATAGAACCTGACCATTAAGAGGAATAGATGCTTTATTTAAGAACATTAAACAACTTTCAAAAACTCCACTTCTTTCAATATCATAATTTCCTGGTGGAACCCTAACAACTGGGCCATTAATATCAGGACCAGAAGCCGCTTGTAGTAAAACTATATTCATAGTCCTAGCTCTGCACTATACCACACAAATAAAAGTAGCATTCCAGTTGTATCCGTTCCACCAGTATTGTTAACAGTATCAGCGGCTGTAATAGTAAACTCACTAGCTAAATTTGCTCCAGCAGCATCAACTCTTTGAACAAGTTTCAGTGTGTCAGAAGTCTTAATACCAGTAACAGTTAAATCTCCAGCTGCTCCACCTGCAATTACTGCTGATTCTAAAGGTGGATATGTATGATACTCACCTGATCTCCCAAGTAGAGTCATCTCTGTTCTCCTTATCTATATAGATGTTAATATTCAAGTAGGATCAGCACCCCACCAACCGCGGTAATCAACGAACATAATAAGGAATCTAGTAGTAGACTGAGCTTTTGCAGCTTGAGTATCAAAGTCGAAAGTATCATCAAACTCAAGGGCTCTTTTAACACTAAGGAATGCATCATTATAACGACTATCCTGTAAGAAATACGAACGACTTGTAAGATCCTTGTAGTGAGAAATAACAATAGTAGGATTAGGAATACGGCGACGAATTACATTGTCAGTGTTATTAGGAGTAAACGGCTCCAGAGCAGAGTTCCAAATAGCAAGAGCAGTATTCACATCAGCAGCATTGTTAGAAACAATTAACTTATCAGGAGACATACGAATAGGATCACCATTATGATCTGTAACTCTCTGAGCCAAATCTAACAAAGCCGTAATACCAGTAACCGAAAGAGAAACATCAGCAGCAGGACGATTAGGATTAAGAGCTGGTGAGTTAAGATTGGTATGTAGAACAGAAATTAATGGAAGATTATCAATACCACGGAAGAAAGCACCAGTAAAGGCATCATCAAGAATAGAAGCAGCCCTATACTCATAAGTCATACGACCAGCATGAGCAAGATGCTTTGCTGATTGATTGGCCTTACCGTACTTATCATCCTCTAAAGTACGACGAGTGATAATAATACCACCAGCAAATTCCTTATCAACACCAATAACCTGTGGTCCCTGAATAATATCATCATAAATAACTGGCTCACCATCTCCTCGTTCCATTAAACGAGAAATAGATGTAATAATAGTAGCCCGAATCTCTGGCTCATCAGTATTATCTACTTTTAAATACTCAGGGTATTCTGGATCGTACTCATTCCAGGTGTCCCTGAAATTTTTCCGTAATCCAGCCCTGAAAAGCAGGTTTAGCGATGCCTGTGTGTTCATTCTGTATTTTCTCCCTTATGAAATGTTAGCGGAAGCAGCGATAACAGAAGCCAAGAATTTGAATAATACATAACTACCAGCAACACTATCACGAACAACAATATCAACAATCTGAACAGCATCATTTGTTACATTATCATCATTAACAGTCCACTCTCCACTAGCAAGAAGAAGTAATCCACGAGATTCAAGAATATGACTCTGTGTAGGTGCAACATCAACTCCAGCAGCAGTAGTTAACCTACCACTAAAGATCTGATTAGGATCTTCAATAAGATCAACAATAGAAACTTCTCTAACAACACCAGTACGCCAAACAATCTTATCATCATTTGCAGCATTCCAACCAGGCTTTGAAGCAACATCTTCTAGTGCTACACCAACAACATCAACAACACCAGCACCAGTAGTCAACTCAATAACTTCCCCATCTGCATTTGTACCAAGAACAGCTCCCTTTAAGAACGTTTCTGCTACATCATAAACAGCAGAACGAACAGTAGGAACTGTCTTGGCTCCAGTAGCAGGAATGAAAACTCTAGGCATTTTATCTCCTATTCAAACTTTTTCGTCTGTGAGTCGATAGATTTTACAATATCAGCTAATTCCTTATTCCCAGCCGGCCTCTCAGAAGAATTGATGAAAGCAGATACACCTGAATCACGGAACTTATTAACATCTGTCAACAACTCCCGTTCTTCCTTATTGACATTACTCTTACCTGTTCTTTTACCAGCATGTTCCCTAACCATCCTCTCAATACGAATCTCACTAATTACATCTTTAACTTCCTTTGGACAAATCATATGAATTACATCACCAACAATAGCGCTACTAGTACCATCAGAATGGATAGCTCTCTTAACAGCATATTCATTATCAATTCTAAAACCTAAAGTTTCTAATCTACGAATCTCAAGAGGATCATTTCTAACCCATTCACCATGCAAATCTTCTGGAAGTTCTACCGATAACCTATCCTGGACTATTCCTCTATCTAAAATCGAAGCTAACTTAGCCCTCAACTCACCACGTTCAGCCTTCTTAATACGTTCAGCTATTTTCGGATCTAAACCTTGCTCAATAACTTCTGATTTATCATCATAATCCCTTACAGGCTCATTAGGACGATATTTGGTAAAAAGAGAATCAGACATTTATTTCTCCTTCTTCTTATGAACAGGAAGAACCATAGTTTCATCTTCAATTAACTCCCAATATTGTTTCTCATGTTCTGGATTACCAGGTTTCAATCCAGCAATTTTCATAGCAAGCCTATCATCTTCAGTCAATTCTTTTCTCACATCAGTTTCCTTTACCACTCTAGTTCTAGTGGTTCTAACATGTGGGGGATCAATTGACTCATTTATTGTTGTAGTATTAGATGATCTAGATGAACCCANCATTCCCATTTGTTTCATACCAACAGCTTGAGAGATAGCAGATTTAATATTATTTTCATTAATCTCAACCCCAGGTTGATTCATAATAGTATCAACAGCAGATTCAACATCAGGATCTCTCATCCCTTTTCCAAAATAAGGATCTTGTTTAATCAATAGTTTTAAATTCCTATATTCACTATCATTCTGAAATGAAGAAGCAACACGCTTAATAGGTTCTAACATCTTTTCCATCTGCCTCAAAATCTTATCATCCCTAGCATCAAGAGCACCAGTAGGATCTTCATAAAAACTTTTTCTTTCTTCTTCAACATTTCTAGATTTCGGAGTCGGAGCAGAAACTTCTTCCTTACTCTGTTTTACATTATCAATCAACTTCTCTAACCTACGATACTGAACCTGCTGTTCTGCTAATCTCTGTTCAAGAGACGATACATAATTTGGATCTACTGTTACCTCAATAGGCGGATCTTCTTGGGACTTCGTCTCCTGGATTGATTCCTCCGAATGTGTTCCCTCCACTTTCGGAATTTCCTTTTCTTTTGTGCTCATTTTCTTTCTTTAGCTCCTGTAACTTAGTTGGGTTTAAAGACTCCACCAAATCCAACACAAACTTAATACCTCTCCTAAAATGTTTATTTTCTATAAACTTATTTTCAGGAGATTCTAGAACCGTTTCCGCCACCTCCTTCTCTATTTCCTGTAATAAGTGATAAAAGTTGCTCCATTCCGGTCGCTTCACCAGCTCCTGTAACTCTATTATTTGGTTGGGCTCCACTAGGTAGCGGGAGAGGTCCATTACCTCCTCCAAGTATAGATGGAATCTGACCCTTTAACATCAAATCAAGTTCTTTTACAATAATTCTATCAATATTCCTAACATCATATGTCTCAAGAATCTGTCTCATAGCCTCAGTTAAGGCACCTAAGCCTTTAGTGAAAATCAATTGAATCATTTGAGGGTTACCAAGAGGTATAGCTAATTGAGCTAAACCTTGATAATATTGATTCAAAAATCCAGCAATTTGTTGCCAATTTTGACGATCAAGAACCTTATTATGAACTTGAGATGACACTTTCAGATTAATAATAATCCCTTCTCTGATATAAGATGAAGGTAATTGCATAAATGCTCTAACCATTTCACCACCAGCAGCCGTATAGAAATATTCAAGATTCCTTGGCCCAAACTGTTGGTATAGATCAGCAATATCCATAATAACTTCATCACCAAAATCTCTAACCCTCATATACCACAGATCAAACTTCTTATTTCCTTCTTGGATTCTTGCTAAATCAGAAGTTGCAGTTCCTGGAGTACCAACTTGAGGCATACCAAGAGTTACATCATTAACTCCAGTCCTCTGTTGAGAATAAATTACATCGGATTGTTCTGTTTGATAAGCAGAGGGATAAACCTCACCCATCTGTATTGTATCTATTTGATCCATATTATCTAAGAACCACATCTTCCCTGGGAAGATAGGCTCGCCATTTCCATATCCAGATAACTTATGAATCTTAAACATCCTGATATTAGCAAGAGTAGCATTATCTACAAACTGACGATGCCTAGTGGTAATAGAACGCTGGAACTGCTCATTCATCTTACAAATACCAATACCACGACTTCTATGTTCTACTGGGAAATATTTACCTATACGATAAGGACGACGAAGATCAGATAAATAATTATATCTAATCGACATAATTTTACGAGAATCTCTATGGTAATGAATAACTATTTCTTTCTTAACATCACTACTATCCACTTCCCACGCTGTCCAAAACTCAATCCACTCAAGATTTTTCCCTATACTATATTTTGTATGCTCCAAATCCATCTGGCTACGATCAAACTTCTTACCATCATCACCAGGAGAACCTGACATCTGATTCTCCATATATATCATTAAATCCTCATATATACCCTCTCTAAATAATCCTGCTTTTTCCGCTTGATAAATATAATATGGAGATTCACTATGTTCCTCCCCTACCCAATCTGAAGATTGAACATCTTTAGCCCAATAAGGATAAAGGAATCTAGAATCAGGAATTGCATCAAAACAAGGACCATCTTTGTATACAACTGAGAAATTTTTCTCCTCACCATTAATTTCTCTTGCACCATATCTAACAACTCTCTCATAACCAGGTTTACCAATCATAGTACCAAATTTTTCAGCCTCTAGAAAACAAGAAGAAAGTTCACTTTTAATCTTTATTTTCCTAAATAAATAATAATTCATAAAATCTTCAAGAGGCTTCTGGGCCTCATCCCACTCATTAGAAATAGACTGCGCAGCAACTAACTGTTGTTGTCCAAACAATTGTGTCTCTGTTCTAGCATGAATTGCTTCTACAGCAATAGCTGTAACAGGAATTACAGTTGTACAAGCTCCTTTAAATGGAAAAATAGCCTGCTTCTTTGTAGGTTTAGCCCAGTAATCAGATTGCCATTGAATTAAATCATCAAGATGTTCACTCGTATCCATATAATATTGAACTAGTTCAGACTCAATATGTTGAACCAACTCAGCTTCTCTCACTTCACCCAAGTATATTTCTCTTGGATACGGCATTTTTTTGTTTCCCTTTTCCTTTTAAAATTTAAGTAAGCCCTCTCATCTCTTTATTATACTTAAGGACAAGAGATGCTGAGTATTTCAACCCAGTTTGAGGTCCTCTTACTTATAACCCCCCTCAATCCTCATTCCCGTCGTTAGGCGTCTGTGCATGGATTCTTGTCCTTATCGTAATGTATAATACAGAGATTCATGCAGTTTCGCCTCTTCCCGTTTCATACTTACTTCCTTGTGTAACGGGGTCAGAAACACAAGCCTTTGTTCTCCGCTTCTTATCATACCCCTTCCGTTTTTCTCTTCTTCTCGCCTTAGAACAATCATCACAATAGTATCTAGAAGGATTGATTTGTGCCATGTAAATACCACAATCTCCGCATTCCCTATCCACCAAAGGCAGTCTCATTATTCTAGTTCTAAATGGCCAACCAGTTCCATTTCTCTCTATTGGGAGATCATTATATCTAAAAAATTCTCTATTCTCATTCTTTATGAGAGTAAATATCTTGTGTCTTGTAGATACACAAACATAAGCATTTGTAGCATCAGGCTTACGCCTATATACTTTTAATACAGTAAATACTGCCTCAGCTTGAATATCATCAAAAGTTAAAGAATTAGGAATACCATTACTTAAAATTCTTCCTATTTCACCTGCTACTCCTGATATTCCATCATCATCAAGGCCGGTAGCACGCAGTAAACGAATATTTGCTGGAGCAATCATAGTGTTATTCCTACGTCACTAAATGTTACATCTGCAATATTACGATCTGTTGAATATGAATTTTGCCAACCACACCCGCTATCTGGTATAAATGCCCCTCCATCAGTCATATACCAGCCATATGGTTGAGCAGAGGCTTTAGGTTCAACTTGAATCCATCCTCTATTACCAGTATCTAAACTACCACAAACCATTGATATTTTACCAAACCAACCAATTGGAAGGAAATGAATAGAATCTCCAATACTAGGTATTGTATCATATCTTTCTAAACCAGCGAGAGAAATAGAATCAGGATACATACCAATAGAGGTGATTATCTTAACTTGAACATTCCCAGGCGCTGTAACTACTGTACTTGCAGGTATGGTAAAGGTAGATAATGGTGAAGCAACAGGATCACCATCTGTTAGAGCAATAACTCTAAATTCCACTGAAACATCTATAGTATCTCGATGAATCCATAGCGAATCTGCATTCTGATCTGCTGGCACTGTATCAGATAAAATCCACGAAGGAGTTTCTACACTTACAATATAACCTCTTACAAGAGATCTCGGAGTGGAATGATTCCAAGAGACTTCAACTTGTATGGAGTCTGGAACTTGCTGTAATAATACAACTCTAGTATTTCTTGGTGCTCTGAAATTGGGTTGTGCCTGAGCAACTAAAGAAACAAAGAGTAGTACGGGAATAACAATTAACTTTTTCATACTTTTGCTCCCTTTTTTCTAGCTTTGCTTAAGGCTATTGCTATTTTCTGTCTCCTCATTTTCTCTTTTGACTGCTTCTTAAGCGTTGATGGTGGATTGTTCTCCACTTCGTGAAAGGCTTCCTTCACCAATCTCTCCGACTTCGACCCCTTCTTCCTCCACTTCTTCTTTCCCTCCATTATTACCTCCTACTTTGTGGAACCAAGTATAATCTTCTCCAGTTGTATAATTATCACCAAAATTACCCTCAACAGCTTCTCTAATTCCTAAAAATCTAGGTTCATCAAAATCATGGCCACAAAGATAACCGTCAACCTTCACTTTTGGCAACCAAGCTCTAATATCTTCATTACAACCTTCATAAGAATGGTCAGCATCTATGAAAACTAAGTCGAAATAATTATCTGGGAACAATTTAACAGCCTCAAGTGACTCCATTTGATGTATTTTAGCTCTACGATCGCGTTTTATCCTTAATCTAGTTGTTTTCAATGCCTTATCGAACTTTACTTGATTATAAGTTGCCAATTTCGATCCAGAAATGCACCAACTACTATTTGGAGTACACGCTTTCCAAGGATCAACTAGGTGGTACATACTAATTTTATCAGATTTCAATACCTTATCTGTCATCAAACCATCCCAAACACCAATTTCAGCAATAATTAAACCATTTCCAAGCTCATCTAACTTAGAAACAACCTCATCCCATCGGTAGTTATACACAATCTTTCCCGCCCAACTATGCCATTCTTTACCAATATGTCTCCAATTCTTATCATTAGCCCAAGAATCACCTTTTAATATCTTCTTTCGACCACTTGGTAGTAAATGTACGATCTTAGACTGAATGAAATCTTCATATCCTCTGTGTGTATGTTCACTATTCCAAATTAAACAAGGAATATCTAAAACTTTAAAGCCTGGAATTAGATTTCTCTCAATAGTTGCAGCAATAGAAGCTTGGTGAATACCACCAAATTTCTTCTCATATATCTCATGATACCTAGCATCACCAAGCATCTTAAAGGTTTCTTCGGTGATTAATTCAAAAAACTTCTTAGTTTTCTCATTAACACGAACAAACATTACCCCAGAGTTCCATGGCCACTTATAATCCCTAGTTGTACGAGCATAATCAAAATCAAGCTCCCAAATCTCATCTAATGGGGCACGAATGAATGTATCACAATCAATTAAGAGAATCCTATCTCCAATAGGAGCTTCTTTTATAATCTCACACCAAGCAAGAGCTTTATGAGCATTATTTGGGAATAATTCTTTACGTACATATTTCGATGAGAGAGCTGCTTTTAGATTATGACCTTCAATCTTCCTTACATTTATCTCCCACCTATCTTTTAGGTGAAAGCGAGCAGATTTCTCCAATACACCAGCAAGCCAATGGTATTCCCTAGTACCAAAATATACAGATTCAAGGCGTGGTTTATTCATCAATAAGATCCCCCATATTCAATTTGGGAGTAGCCAGTTGTAGGATCAACCCCTCTACTCTCTACTGAATCATCTCGAACTCCAATAATACCATACGATCCAGGAGGGAAGCCTCTCCTACGAACTCCTTCATCCATAATTTGAGCCAACGCGTCTAAAATATGAATATCAGAAGTTTTCCCAAATCTCTCAAACTCCTTCTTTAATTCTTCTTGTTTATCATTGTGAAAAAGCTGATTAGATGAATATAATTGACCAAGAGACTCAATTCTTTTAGTTTTAGCAATTTTCCTAGTTCTATATGGATGAATCTCAAAGTAGATATTTCGATTGCTCATTTCACTACGAACCCAATCACCTAATAGATGTTGGGCTGCATCGTATTCAATCGTAACTAGGTGAACTCCCCATTTCACAGATTGACTAAATAATAATTCAACCAAAGCAGTTGATGAAAGCAGTTGATGGGAAGTCGATTGGAATTGCTCCTAATGTAAATGTACGCCACCAATAATCAGTAGCAGAGATTACAAATCCGCCTGTAACTTCTCCGGGGTCGATATGTAAGCATATATAACAATCTCTAACACTAACAACTGAAGGATGATTAGGATTGCCGTCAAGTACAGCTATTCTATACTGATCCAACCATTCAAAAGTCCTCCACCACTCCTTATTAAACCCATCTCCAATTTCTTCTGGATCATTCAACCACTCTGAATAGTAAACTTCCTTATTCTTCTTAATAATCTCAAGTTGAACTGGAGTAACACGTTCTGGGAATATGATTTGTTCAATGCCCTCAGAATCTTTTTCAACNACTTTTCTTCTATAAACNGATAATTTATCCTCAAATTTATCTATCATATAGCCATATACATCATCATACTTATATCTAGTACCAACACCAGAAATCTTATCTATACTAAGATTATTCAAGAACCCAAATATACCATCAATGAAATCTCTACGCTGTTGGCTCTCTGCCTCAGATTTACGAGCTTCTTTACCATAGATGTCATCTGGGGATATAACATTATAATGGTTTCCCTGTTGTTTTGCTGATACACCCTTTGCATCAAATGTAGGCTCACCAAATATACCATCCCTCGGGAGAGTTAAGGCGGTTTTGTTTATAACTTGCTTCCCTCTTTCCGGTACACACTCAGGGTAGTAAGCCATTAATAGTGGATTAGACATAAAATTGGCAGCAATCTGAAATAAGAATCTCGCTGCTTCATCTTCAACTTCATGTACAATTAATATTCGAACATTTGGACCTAAAGTAAGTGGATATGGTAATGGTCTAGCTATCTCATCACATAATCTATCTTCTTCTGTATAAGGTAAAGCAATTCGAATATTATCAACCACTGTCTTAGTTGAAGTCTTAAAGTGACCTCGTGGGAGTAAGCCTAAAGCAAATTGGTAATTATAGAATACATCCTCCCAATACTCACACCATTCACCATGTAATTTAGGTTGAAGATCAAGATTACCACAAATGGCTGTATTTAAGAAGAAAAGATCCCTCTTACATCTAGCNCGATAAATATGTATTTCTTCATTAGATAAAGAAGCTCTTTTCTTGTCAGCCTTTTTACGCATCTCATCAAATGTAGAGAAGAGACGATCATAGTCCTCTTCTGTAATTATATAATCCCTATCTTTAGGACTATTTGGATTCGACAACAGATACCTCTCTACCAGCTCTCAATCTACGAGCCTCATCAGCTTTTTCTAATCCAAGTAGGAATCTATCTGCAATCGAAGGAGGAATCGTGAATTGTTGATTCACTTGAACTGAAGGGGCATTCTTTAAGTGTTCACCAATACCCTTCATTACATCAATACC